GATTATTTGGGAAAGCAAAGCAGTTTGTTAAAACAAAAGAGTTGATTGATTCAGACCATCTTTCTGCTTTTAAAATAAAATGTTTAGTGTTGAAGCATACTGATGAGGAAAAGAAACTTGCCAGTAAGATGAATTATCAAAATGAAATGGACTATATTGTGGGTCATGATCGGCGCAATAAGTTTATTCAGAACCTTACAATATCATTGAGCGGTAATACACTTTTATTATTTCAATACGTTGACAAACACGGTAAAATATTATATGATATGATATCAAAGAAAGTACAAGAAGGTCGAAAAGTCTTCTTCGTATATGGAGGAACAGATGCCGATACCAGAGAAAATATACGTTCCATTACCGAAAATGAAACGAACGCCATTATCATTGCGTCGTATGGCACCTTCAGCACAGGGATTAATATCCGCAATCTTCATAACATTATTTTTGCTTCTCCCTCTAAGTCTCGTATACGTAATCTTCAGTCTATTGGAAGAGGGCTACGTAAAGGTGAAGCAAAAGATAAAGCGGTGCTTTTCGACATCTCCGACGACCTCAGACACAAAGCCAAAGTGAACTATACTCTTAATCACTTTGCAGAACGAGTAAAGATATATAACTCTGAAGAATTTGAATATAAAATATATAATATTAATCTTTAAAAGAGGTTGACAAAACTCAATGCAAGTAGTATACTTAAAATTAGTAAGTGGGGAAAATATTTTAACCTATGCTGATAGCGTAGATGAAGAGTATGTCAATGTTTATAAACCAATTCAAATTCATATTAAGAATACAACTAATGGATCTGTGTTACGTTCTTCAAAATGGATTCCTTTTACAGAACAGAATGATTTTCCAATCAAAAGTAGAAACGTGTTGATTATTGCAACACCAGCAAAAGATATGATAGATTACTACCATGAGACATTAGATGTGTTAGATGATATTGAACTCAATAAAGATGAAAAAGTTGAAGAAGATTCATTCAACGCTTTCTACGAATTATATGCAAATACAGATATTAAGGTACATTGATTATGGCTGAGAAGAAAAAGAGAAAAAAACATTATGTGAATAATCCAGACTTTTTAGAGGCTATGATTAAGTTTCGAAGTTCTGTTATTGAAGCAAACGAATCTGGTAAAGAACGACCTCATGTACCACATTACATTGGCGAGTGTCTCATGAAGATTGCTGTAAATCTTTCTCATAAACCAAACTTCTCTGGCTATACATATAAAGAAGATATGATTAGTGATGGTATTGAAAACTGTCTTCAGTATATTGATAACTTCAATCCAGAAAAGTCACAAAATCCTTTTGCATATTTCACACAAATTATTTACTATGCATTTCTAAGGCGTATTGCCAAAGAGAAAAAAATATTGTATACAAAATTGAAATACACTGAAGAGTCTTATGCATTGAATATGAATAACTCAACACAAGAAGGAGACACTTCTGATTATTCTCCACCAGGTAAAGTTGGTGAGTGGTCAAACGAATATGTCGATAATTTTATTGAGCAGTTTGAAGAGACCAAACGCAAAAAGAAAATTAACAAAGACACTACACCAGTTGACATTATCATTAGCGGTGACGATGAATGAAAGCAGCAATGTAAAACCCCTTTCTTATAAATAATACTGAGACCAAAGTAATATTGGAGTAAGTAATGACTTATAAGAAAAACAAGTATACCAATTGGTACTATGCTATTATAGAAAATGCAAAAAAATTAAATCGTAGTAAAAAAGATGGATACTTTGAATCACATCATATCATACCTAAAAGTTTGGGTGGATCTAATGATGTTGAAAACTTTGTATTGCTAACCGCAAAGGAACATTATATTGTCCACCTTCTTTTAACAAAAATGGTACAATCAAAAAATGATTTGATTAAAATGTCTTGGGCATTACATCGTATGGTGTTTAGTAGAACTTCAACTTCAAGAGCGTATGAACATAATAGAAAAAAACACTCAAAGTTTCTTAAAGAAGTGTTCCATCCAGAAAGAAATAAAGATTTAAAATATCGGCAAAAATTAAGCGATATTGTTACTGAGCATTGGGAAGATAACGATGAACGTAGAAAAGAAGCAAGTAAAATCTTTAGCGAATCTCAAGCAAAAAGAAAAAAAGAAGATCCAAATTATTATGATGAACAAATAAAGAGAGCAAGTAAGGGCGGTCAAGCATTCAAGTTAAAACATTCCAAAAGATTAGAATACAAAGGCGCTGTTTATATTGGATGGGGTGAATTACAAAAAGCCACTGGTGTATCAAAAGGTTTATATAAAAAATACTACTTGAATGGTATTGATCCAGAACCAAGGATTGGTAAGAATGGACCAGCATCAAAAAGCAATGATATCGTTTAGATTTTTTTGTAAATCTATTGATGAAGATATAGAAAAATTAGATGAAAAATCTATTGACTCATTGATACAAAGAGCATATAATACAGGTAGTATTGATATCCATGAGTTTAATATTTTAAGAAAAGGAGAGTCGGTATAATGTCTAAAGCAGCAATTATAACTGACACACACTTTCGGTGTTCGAGGTGACAGTAAAACATTTCTTGACTTTTTTGATAAATTTTATAGCAACGTATTCTTTCCTTATCTCAAAGAAAACAACATCAAGACAATCTTTCATCTTGGTGATATTGTTGACCGTCGTAAGTTTATCAACTATGTCACGTTGAATGAATTCAAGCGAATCTTTGTGCAGCCATGTGTTGATCTTGGTATTGAGTTACATGTTATTGTGGGCAACCACGATATTCCTTACCGTAATACAAATCATATCAATGCAATGAACGAATTGTTTGATAAACAAAATATTCACATCTATGCTGATCCAAAAGATATTCAGTTTGATGGTGTTGACATTACAATGATGCCATGGATTCAAACTACGAATTACAAAGAATGTATGGAGCATATATCTCATACTAAGTCGCAAATTTTGTTCGGTCATCTTGAACTCAATGGTTTCGTTATGCACCTTGGTCAAACAGCGCACGAAGGTATGGATACAAAACCATTTGAAAAGTTTGATATGGTATGCTCTGGTCACTTCCATCACAAGTCATCAAGAGACAACATTCACTATCTTGGCAATCCGTATGAGTTGACATGGAGTTGTTATAACGACCAGCGAGGGTTTCATATCTTTGATTCTGACAAAAGAGACTTGACTTTCATTCAAAATCCATATAGAATGTTCCATAAGGTCTGGTATGATGACCTTGATAAAACTATGGAACAAGTCATGCAAGGAATTGATTATGAGTCATATCATGATACATATGTAAAGGTAATCGTTCAGAATAAAACAAACCCATACTGGTTTGATATGATGCTTGATAATCTTTATAAATCAAACCCTGCTAATGTATCCATTGTTGATGATAATAAACATATGGACGCACAATCTGAAGAAGAAATATTTAATGAAGCTGAAGACACTTTGACTTCTCTTTATAAGTTTGTTGATGGAATGAATACCGAAGTTGACAAAAAGAAACTCAATCAGTTATTTGCTAACTTATATAATGAAGCGCAGAACTTAGAGGTATAATGATCCATTTTCGTAATGTCAGATTTCAAAATCTGCTATCTACTGGTAATGTGTGGACTGAGATTCAATTAGACCGAAGTCCAAATACTTTGATAATTGGTGAGAATGGTGCTGGTAAGTCTACCGTTCTTGATGCTTTATGCTTTGGTTTGTTTGGTAAACCATTCCGTAAAATTAACAAACCTCAACTTGTCAACAGTGTCAATCAAAAAGGCGCATTGATTGAAGTTGAGTTTAAGATTGGTAGCATTGATTACAAAGTTGTTCGTGGTATCAAACCAAGCAAGTTTGAAATTTACATCAATAATAAACTAATGGACCAAACAGCGTCTGTTCGTGACTATCAAGAATACTTAGAGAAAAATATTCTCAAACTCAACTACAACTCCTTTACTCAGATTGTAATTCTTGGTTCATCTACATTCGTTCCGTTTATGCAGTTGCCCACGCATCAACGTCGTGAGATTATTGAAGACCTTCTTGATATCAAAATCTTCACAGCAATGAATATTCTTTTAAAAGAGAAACTTCAAACGAACAAAAACAATCTTAAAGATATCAAAATGTTTATTGATCTTGAGGAAGAAAAACTCGATGTCCATAAGCAGTATATTAATGATATCAAAACAAAAAACAAAGAACGAATCAAAACAATTAAGTCTGAGATTGATAAGTCTGAATCTTCTATTGCTCGGCTTGAACTTTCAATTGATAAGTCCAATGAAAAAGTTAGAGAATTGCAGGCTACGATTGAAGATGAAAACGACACTCGTAGTAAGTTGAAAAGCATTCAAGATATTGAGTCTAAGTTTGAAGATAAGGTAAAGAAGTTAAAGCGTGAGATTAGTTTCTATGAAAACAATGATAACTGTCCAACATGTGACCAAGTAATTGATGAAGAACACAAGTGTAATCATATTGATAATGGTAAGAATAAGATTGCAGAGATTGATGATGCACTTGAAAAGTTAGAGGTTGAACTACGAAAAAACAACGAACGGCTTAATGATATTTTTCAAGTCAACAAACACATCAATACAATCCTTGAAAAAGTTACAGATGAGAATAAT